ACAACCCAGCCTGCTTGATAACAGGATACGCCGCCAATGGGTTCGCCACGGTGGTGTATTGCACAGCAATTGGCGCTGTCATTTGCGTGTTGATGTCTGTCGGCAAGCTGGTGATGACAACCTTGTTTCCGCTGTTGTCATAGTAATATTGCGATGGATCAACGGCGACAAACTGAGGTGGAAACAGCGAGTTGTAGTAGCCCACAGACGCAATCGTCACAGGAGCGTTAAGTGGGTTTTGATTTTGACTGACTTCAGGCAAATCGAGGCTCACCGGGGTCGCTGTCAGACTCTCCGCGCCATACCAAACACGGTACGTAACAGGGAAGATTGACATGCCAAGGTAATCTTCAATATACATCCGAGTTGCCAAGTCCAAAGTCAGGACATATCCGTCCTGACTCTGATCGTCAAACAAGTTCAGATGGTTTGTGATTTCATCAGCGGTCAACCAATTGGTGGTGACATCTCGGCCAATCTGTTCAACCTTGACGTAGTTGAACGGATTGCGAGACTGCCCACCGTATGGCATTCCAGTCAAAATGGTGTCCACTGACATGTCTGTCCCCTTTAGGCGCTCATGCGAACGCCAGCAAATGGGTCACGCACGGAGCTAACTACACGCTTTTCAGCATACAGTGTAACGAAACCGGGCGTAGTCTGGTCCATCAACTGAATCGACATTTCCTCTGTGTCACCAATGTTCAAGAAACGAGGCCAGTTTGCCAAGTAGATTGGGAAGGCGCTGGTCAAGTATGGGTTTGGAATGACAGGCCAGCCGAACATGCGGCCAACAGCAGCGCCGTCTTCATCGCCAGTCTCCAAGAACAAAGGCAGACCCTGAGTGTCCTTGAGGCTACGCAGCGAATCAATCATGGCAGGGCTGATGTGCCAAGCATTACCGGGCAATGCCCAATATTGCGATGGGAAAGCTGTAGACATATCAACCACGTTGTTGTAAGCCACGCCGCCGACTGTTTGAGCCACAGTAGCGATTGTGTGAATGCCGTTGGTGATGGCAGTACCAGATGTGCCAAATGCGCTCACAGAGCCACTGGCGTACATATCCAAACCACGCAGGCCAGAGGTAGCGCCAGTAGCCGTAGTGGTCGATCCAGCTTGATCGTTGTTAGCAGCCATAGAAGCGCCTTCAATTTGGGCAAATTCCAAAGCAAGGTCTTCCACAATCTCAGCCTGCAAGCCATTCACATCAGACAGCACGGCAGAACGAATTGGCAATTGGGCAGTCACCACGCGCACGGGCAATTGCCAGATGCTGGTGTTGATGTCGGGTGTGCCCACGTTGTTTTGAACGGGGTAGCCCCAAGGGTTTGTTTGGTTGGCAGCGTTACCAGTCTTGGCAACAAACTGCATGTCAGAGCCGTCAACGGGCATGATGCGCGAACCCATACGGAAGGGGTTGGCATAACGCAGTGCGGCAAAAGCATCATCAAATACTGCACGACCACCCACACCAGAGCCAGAGCCAGTGATTGCAGAGGCTTCTTTCAGGTCGATGTTGACTGTGCCGCCTTCGGTAATGGCTTGCTTAATTCCAGCGAGGATTTTTTCAGTGATGGTCATGGCAATTTCCTAAAGTAATGGCGCAAAAAGGAGGGGCCGAAGCCCCTCCGTTTTATCAGGCTGCTGTGCCTGTGGAACGGTAACGCACGCCAGCGAAAGGATCGCGCACAGAAGTTGCCAGACGCTTTTCACCGAAGAAGGTGATGAAACCGGGCAAAGTCTGGTCGTAGCGGCGCATGACCATGTTCAGGCGGTCAACGATGGTGTGGAAGCGGCTCCAGTCAGCGAAGTACGCAGGGTACAGGCTTGTAGTGCCAGCGTCACCAGCAGTAGTCTGGCTAGGAGTGTCCAGATACTTGTTGACCACCACATCGAAGCCCAACAGGCGACCAACAATGCCGTTGGTTTCCAGAGGCGACATACGCTCGAACACTGGAGTGCCGTTGTCATCCACCAAGCCACGGATTTGGGCCAAGAAGATGGGACTGACCACGAACTTGGCGCTGTCAGTCCAGTACTGCTGTGGCAGTGCGTAGATGAAGTTCACCAAGTCTTTGTAGGTCACGTTGGCAGCGCCAACAGTGTTGCCGTTGGTAGTCAACTGGTCATAGGTAGCCAAGCTGTGCAGGCCAGAGCTAGAACCAGTGCCGGACGAACCGAAAGCAGCCACAGAAGTAGTGCCACCAGTGTATGTGGCGTTAGCGCCAGCATATTGGTCCAGACCACGCAGGCCGTCAGCGCCACCAGTTGCAACGGTAGTGCCGTCACCGCTTTGGTCGTTGTTAGCGATCATGGACAGGGCTTCGTTCTGAGCGAATTCAGCCAGCATGTCGTCAACCACGTTGGCTTCCAGACCGTCGATGTCGTCCAAAGCCGCAGTACGGATTGGGAACTGGACGTTGATGTCCTTCAACACCACTTGCCAGATGGAAGTGTTTTCAGTTGTAGGAGTGCCGTTGTTCTGGATGCCGTAGCCCCACTGAGCGCCAGCGTTGCCAGTCTTGACACGGAACTGATAGCTGGAGCCGTCAGTAGCCACAGTGCGAGACACGCCGCGCAGGGGGTTAGCCAAACGCAGGGCAGCAAACACTGGATCGTAAGCTGTACGACCACCCTTGCCATCACCGCCAGCGGTCAAAGCAGAGGCTTCCTTCAGGTACGCATCCATTTGGGCTTCGTCAGCAAAAATCTTCAGTTCTTTCTCGAACGACGACTTGCCATTGACAACAGCTTTCAATTGCTCACGAACCGACTTGTTCACATCGCCGCGAACAGTCTTTTCAGGCTTGATGACAGCAGGAGCCTGTACGGAGGCAACTTTGGCTTCCAAAGCGGCAACCATTTCGCTGAATTCGGCCTTGACGGCTTCAACAGCAGCGGGGATTTTGGCCTCAACAGCCACGATGCTTTCGGCTTGTTTAGCTTCGATAGCATCCAATTTTTCGATGATTTCTTTGGACATGATTAACCTTTCAGTCGTTTGTCTAGGAGTTTAAGAAGCTCACGCTGCTCAAGCACAGCAAGAACTTCAGCTTCGGTTGCCTCCGCATCAGAATCACTCTGAGTTGGCGCAGTTTCAATGGGCGCTTTTACAGCATCACGCTGCTCAATCACCGTCTTGAACACAGATGCGGCGGCAACCGACATCTGCTTGGACAGACCTGCATCCCGCAGGGCTTCTTCCAATACCTTGAGATCAGCGGAGCCGTCTTCACGGAAATACTCCAGCTTTTTGACCTCGGCCTTTGGGTTATTGGGATACATCACAACACTAGTCTCACGCAAACCACCTTTGGTGATTTGGAAGTAGCCTTCTTCCCAATAATCTTGAGAACCAGCAGGAAAGGGTGTGCCGTCTTCTTTAACCCACTGATATTCGTCAGCGTAAGCGCCAACAGAAACACCGCCAAACATTGTTGGCGACTCAGACATGACTTGATACAGGTCTGCACCAGCAGTGGTGTTCATAAACAGGCGACCTTTGGCGCTCATGCCATCGTCATCCATTTCCAACTCCGTCCACTCGCCAACAGGCATGGAATCAGAGTTGTGGTTCAGAAACATTGGCAGTGGGCGCCCTGACTTGGCAAACTCCGTTGCCCATTCCATAAATCCTTCAGGCTTGTAGAAGAATTTGCGGCCATCAGCGCCTTCACGAGCGCCCCAAGTGGTGATACGAGCTTCAATCTTTCCTGTCGGTTCGCCGCTTGCGGCCTTTTCGGACAGGTTTAGTTTGGCTTCGCAGATGAGATTCAGTTGCTTCATTGATTGCCCCTAAAGCAATGGATTGATTGTTGTCCTGTATTTTAGGGGATTGCCCTAATGCTACGGGCAAATGTATTGGTGGCCGCAAGACCTGTTTTGCCAATGCTACCAGATATTTTGAATCAGTACGCATTTTTAATCAAGTCTTGGAGCCAATGTTAATCTTGCTCTTTTGATTCCCACCACCGCCTCCGGTATCTTGCGCGGAACTTCCGGGGATTGGCTCGTCAGGCTGATCGTTTTTGATTAACTCATCTGCGCCCTCTTTTGCAGGCATGTTCATGTACTCACGAGCTTCGTTTGGTGTCATGATGCCGTTTTTCACGCCTGCCGTGGCAAAGTTCATCTGGTCCAGTGGAGCGCCCTTCAGGAAATTCTTGGTATCAAACTCAATACACAGGCTTGGGTAGCCTTGCAGCAAATGCGCCTTGAGTTTTTCCTGCACGTTCACAATGATGGGAAACATGGTGGACTTGTAGAACTCGTCCATCTGCGTTTGCGTGTTGTTGAACTTGCTGTCCGAAATACCAATCATGGAAGGCGGCACACCAAACAAGCCACAGATACGCTTCATGGTTTGCAGCTTCAAAGCAGCAGCATCGGCATCTTGCAAAGTCAGCATTTCCAGCTTCTGGTACTTCATGCCTTGGTCCAGCAACATGCCCTGACCGGGTTTGCTTGGATCAGAGTTCTTGCTGCCAGTCATATTGGCCCAAGCCTCTTTCAGACGAGCCGCAACTTCTTTGTACTTGCCGTCCGGGACAACTTGTTCGGTCACAAACATGCCGGATGGCTTTGCACCGTTCTGCATGACAAAGTTGGCATACAAATCAATGTCTTGGTCAAGACCAACAAGTTCGGTTGCCAAGATGCCCTTGTTGAAACCAGCCTGACCCTGCCAAGCCATCTCTTTGCAGTGCATGACCTGATGTGCGGCCAATGGCTCATCTTTGCTGAAGCCGTAGCTTGGTGTGGACAGTCGATAGGACGGGTAGCGGGTAGGCGTAATCTGGGCAGCAATCAACGTGCTGTCCAAAATATACATCTCCAAAGGCGTTTCAGTCGAGTTCTTCTGATCTTTGCGCCACCACAGAGTAAACGCTTCACCAGACAGCTCGTACCACATCAGCCACTGATACCAAAACTCGTATTTGCTCTGAAAGTTGTTGGGATTCCCCAGCAGCTTGGCAACCTGCTTGGCTTTGGCCTTGTCCCGAGTGCCAACTTTGTCAGAACGGATGGCATCAACAGTCTGGCCGTCTTCAGTCTCGTAGCAGACTTTGATTGGCAACTGAGCAAGGGCACGGGCCTTCAATCCTATGCAGGCCATGATTGTGCTGTTGCGACTCAGGACGGACATGTCCACGCTGCGGCCAGCAGCAGTGGAACTTGAGGTTGTCACATACAGAATCTGAGTGTTGGCAGTGGGCCTCTTGTTATTGCTCTGATAGACAATGTTGTTGCCCAAAGCAGTCTGCCCAAAGAGCGTATTGGCCTCATTTTGGGCTGTATTTTTGCCTTTGAAAATGTCCAAAATTCCCATGATTCGCTCCTATTTCCACATACTTTACCACTCCAGCGCCCTAAAGCCAAATGAATCGCTGACAAATACGTTATCCAAATGGCAGTGCAAAGCCATAATCATCGCAATAATGCCGTCAACTTTGGCGCTTGGATCGGCTTCGTTTTTGCGAACCTTGACGTTGCCGTTTACATCAATGTAAACTTCGCAGTTTCCAAGCTGCCAGCCCACAAATGGATTGCCGTCATGCTTAATTGCCTTCTTCAGGATAAGCTGTTCAGTGGTCTTGGACGGGTTTGACAGCACCGCCATACCCTGACCCACCTTCTTCACAGGCAAACCGTCTGCGTACAGGTTTGCAACCAGTGCGGCTGCGTTGTACGGGTCGTAACCAATTTCCTTGACCTCAAACCTCTCGCATTGCTGCTTGATGAACGACTCAATCTCGTTCAGGTCAGTCACGTTGCCGGGTGTCAGGCGCAAAATGCCAGACCTGTGCGCCTCCATGTAGACAGACTTGTAATGGTTCGGCACAAAGTCTAAAGATTCTTCCGGTAGAAAGAATTGGAACTGAGCATAGAAATCTTCTTCACCATATCGGTGCAAAGTTACCACCGCATTCAAGTCACGCGTGTGCGCCAAGTCAAAGCCAATAAATGTGGACTCTGGCTTGTCCTTCGGCATAGGGGCAACCGACTCATCCCAAAACCTACGATCCACCCACGCACTGTTGGCCGACACGTAGATGTTGAGTTGCTTGCACAGAAACTCGTTCAGCGAGGCAGGTTTGGCAGCAGCTTCTTCAGCCATCTGCGAGATGTGCTGTGTTGTGACCGAAACCCCAAGCATGGGATTTGCTTTGCCCCACACAGCAGGATCAGCCCAATTGTCTCCGGGATCAATGCTGTAAAGAAGACCAAACCAGCGATAACTGTCAGAAGCAGCGCCACGCAGCACGTTACGAAAGTGAGACAAGTCCTCATAGAACTTTGTTTCCTTGGTGAAGCTGGCAGTCGTAAGATACATACGCAGCGGGTTCTTACGAGCGCCCATACCTGAGTGCAAAACCTCAATAGACTGTCGTTCAGTAATCTGAGCCGCTTCATCAATCATGGCGCAGGACGGGTTTTTGCCGTCACCAGTCTTACGGTTTTCCCGAGACAACGCACGGTAGGTAGAAGTGGAGTCGCCAGCCTTCTTCAATTCACTACGGTAAGCAATGAATTTGGAGGCCAGCTCGGGCTTCATGCCCTCTACGATTGCTTTTGACGAATCAAAGCAAATAGTCGCCTGATCTCTGTTGGTAGCCAGAGTAAACACTTCAGCGCCAGCATCACCAAACTGCAACTCATACAGCGCAATGATGGACGCAATGGTTGTCTTGCCTGACTTGCGAGGAACGAACAAAATGACATCAGTGACATAACGGGTTGAGTGGTCCCGCCTGTCGCGGAAGCCGTAGATAGCCGCCAAGTACATGACCTGAAACGGTTGTAGTTCAATAGGTTTGCCAGCATCTGGGCCTTTGACATGGCGACAGAATTTGACGAATTTCAGAATGTGTTCAGCTTTGGCCGGGACAAACTCGTATGGCGCATCCTTGCGCTCCACCATGTCCAAGAACCGTTGGCAAGCCAGTTTGACATCCTCACACGCCTGAATGTCTCCCCTTGTCACCGCTACCGCATATTGAAAAGCCGGGTCAAGCAGTGGCGAATAGCTCATCTACGTCACTCACTTTTGCTGTCAACTTTGGACGACCACGGGCAACTAAACCCAACTCGGCAAGAATCTTGATAGCCTTGTCGGCCATCTCGGTGCGAATCTTGTACCAAGGGCTTGCGGCCTCGCCAGAGTTGTACTGGTACAAATGGCCCATCTCGCGGATGTTGATTTCAGCCGTCAGCAGGCTGTCAACCGTGATGACCAATGAGCCAATCAAGAACTCATCGCTGGCCGTGAGTGTGCCAGTCGAGCCTTCTACCTCTGCGCGAATCGCAGTTTCAAAGGCCGACTTGTCCCAAGTGCTTGGGTCTTCCAAATATCGAAGAATGTGACGAGGTTTTTTTGCCATAAGAGTGCCTTTTTTGTCTTATCTGGCGCAAGCGTACCACACATGGCCCTCCCTTACACCCCCTCCTGACTTTATCCCCCTCCGAAATTGAC